CCGAATCAGAACCTCCTGAAATATGGATTCCGTTTTAAAGAACCTCATAGTGTATCACTTGAGCAGACAAATTGACGTTGGCTCGTCATTTGGTATTGAACCGGCTGATTATGTTGATTGGGTTAAACTTTTCCTTATGAAGTTTATAATAGAACACACAGCCAGGTTTGCCGATTTTGCCACCATACACACAACGATGTTATTGGTGTTGGGCACAGAAGATGATGAATATGTAGAAAAGGACACTCCATTCGTGGAGATTGACCCCTTTTATCTTCCATATGATGATCTTGATGTGGACTACACCTCATTGTATGTGTTTGGTGATGAGAACCAATCCTGTTCCGACCGAGATGAGTTGAGCGACTTCGTGTCGAACATCTCACACGTCCCCGAAGGTGTTTCTTGGGGTAGTGAATCAGACTCTTCTTTCGTGGAGCATCTTGAAGAAATTCAAGAGATACCTACGAGAGAAGTTTCTGCTGATGAACCGGTCGAAGAGATCCCGTTTGACGATGATGGTGAAGTCGTCGACGATGTTTGGGTTGATGCCGAGCCATCTATGGCTCCGGAAGTTTCCTGTGATGCCGACGTTCGCGCTTGTGGTTTCGTTTCGTACGCCTCTGGAAGCTCTAAGGTGTCGAAATGGACACCGAAGGTGAGTCAGGTTAAACCCGACCCTTCTGTTATCCAAGACGCAGTTGATGAAATTTTTCCCCACCATCATTCTGTCGATGATAGGTTCTTTCAGGAATGGGTTGAAACCCATGATATAGACCTGGAAGTCACGAGTTGTGATTTAGATTTGTCCACGTTTAACGACTGGACAAAAGGAACCGACACTCGATTGGTACCGAACATGAATGTTGGGGGGTTGTCCCACAGGGTCCCAACTCAGCGTGAAGCTTTGTTGGCAATTAAGAAGAGGAACATGAATGTTCCTGAACTTCAAAGCAGTTTCGACCACGATGATGTTTTAAACCGATGTGTTAATAGATTCATAACACATGTCGTTGATAAGACTCGTTTGTCAAAACTGAACCCGATATCTGGTGAAGAGTTACATTACTTCAACCAATATTTGGAGAATAAAAATCCGCCCTTAAGTGAATACAAGGGTCCGGTGCCATTGGTGGCTTTAGATAAATATATGCACATGATAAAGACCACCTTGAAGCCAGTCGAAGAGGATAGCCTCCACATAGAACGACCGATTCCCGCCACGATTACTTATCACAAAAAGGGTGTTGTCATGATGACATCCCCTTATTTCTTGTGTGCGATAGTGAGGTTACTTTATGTGTTAAAATCAAAATTTGTTGTACCGACTGGAAAATACCACCAGATATTCCAAATGAATCCCGAGTTGTTAAAACACTCGAAAGAATTCAAGGAAATTGATTTCTCAAAATTCGACAAGTCTCAAGGTCGATTACATCACGATGTGCAGTTCAGACTGTTTTTGGCTCTTGGTATACCAGAGCATTTTGTGACTACGTGGTTCAACTCCCATGAAAGAAGTCACATTAGGGATCGTGATTGTGGAATCGGTTTTTCCGTTGATTATCAACGAAGGACTGGTGATGCATGCACTTACTTAGGAAACACTCTTGTTACTTTAAGTGTCCTTAGTTATGTGTATGATTTGTCCAATCCGAACGTATTGTTCGTTGCCGCTAGTGGTGATGATAGTCTCATTGGATCTAGAGAACCTTTACCGCGTGAAAAGGAGGATTTGTGCGTGTCCCTTTTCAATTTTGAAACAAAGTTTCCTCATAACCAACCCTTTATTTGCTCGAAATTTTTGTTGGTTGTTGAGTGCGATGATGGTTCGGAAGAAGTTTTGGCAGTTCCCAATCCCCTAAAACTTCTCCAAAAACTTGGACCTAAGAATCTTCAAGTCACGGTTTTGGATGATTATTACCAAAGTCTTTGTGATATACTGTGGGTTTTTAATGATGCCGACATATGTCGAAGAACCGCTGAATTGGCGGAGTACAGACGTTTCAAGGGAACCAAGAAATGTCTGTTTCTGGAGTCTGCTCTGTTAAGCTTACCTAGCTTAGTGGCGAACAGGATGAAATTCATTCGTAGAACTGTCAATTTAGAGAGTTCTAAGGTTTGTATTCGCAACGATGTTTATTCCGATCTTGTTCCTCACTTTGACTCTCGTGTCAGCAGATGTGATGACTCTAAAGGAGTTCGAGCCTCAACCTCCGGTGACAGAAGGTCATCCGAGCGTACCCCCGACAAATTCGGTAAAACCGAATGTGGCGGAGAAGCCTGGAGTAGAATTAAACCCCGGAGAAACCGTAAGTGTGAAGGCGGAACAGCCCAAAACAATCAATCCAGTGGAGTTGAAACTGGAAGAGCGAAGTCCTCCCGGAAGGGTAGGATCAAATTGCATTGATTGTGCTATTTCCAACTTGCCGGAGACCATGTTCTCCGTCAAGGTTCCGAAGTTGAATATCAATTTCGAGGTGTCTGATTTTCCGTCGTCAAGGTTAATATTTGCCTCGTTAGCCCAAAGAGTGAAGTCTATTCCCTTTATTGAATCTCTGAGTTTTCCCAGTGATATTCAAAGGATGCAGCTTCGCGCGTTAGGTGACGTAGAAGTCCTCATCGCAATTCCAAAATATGGTTGGAAACAGATTTTGAAATTGTCTGATGTGGTTTCCGGGTTTGATATCCCGAAGATCCCATCCATAGCTCCCAAGGTGGAGTCATGTGTTGGTGATTGTCTGAGTTCTTGACTCAGACATTCCTCTCTTTGAGAGATGCCGCTTTATGCGATGATGTCAGTAGATGGGCGAAACATTTGCTTCTCTATGTTTCCT